AAGAGACAGATAACAATAAGACCCAGCGGAGAAACTCGCTCAGAATAATTTCCAAGACCATCCAGAGAATTGACAATATAAGGCGGCATAACATCACGACCAGTTTGTTTTTCTTTAAGGGAAATAATAAATTTCTGCATAATTGTAAAATTTTAAATGTTAATAATTTAATGAGTTGGTTTCTACAGGGGCAAAGGAAAGCATTATTTTTGAATAAACAAAATATTTCAAGCTTTTTTTTATTCTACAGTTGGGTGTGAGTTGTGCGTTTATGGACAAGGATAGGCGAAATTGAGATGATAACTCAATTTTCCTTCGGACACAACTAGGGGCTTCGCTTAATTAACAAGTGGATGTATACAGGGGTGTATAGGCACGGCAAGGCAGGACTGTCTTGCCTTTGCGCGCCTTCGCGCTAAAATACCGGAGCGGGGCGCTCCTATAAGGAAGTCGCTCCGCTCCACTTTTCGACCAGGCCCTACGCGGGCGGCGGGTGTATATCGCTCCAAAGCCGCGATAGGCTTTTATTCTCAATCCTGACGACAAGGATAAAGTTAATAACCAATACCATTAGAGCTATTATAAATAGTAGTATTACGAGGACCGTAATCATTACGGAAGATCTGAGCACCAGGGCGCATAGATCCAATTACATTACCAGCACCTTGGAGAATACGAGATGAATAATCTACAGCATTGCGCAAACCATAAGAATCAAAATCTTTCTTAGCATTGCCAGCAGACCATTTGTAATAATCGCGGAGAGCTTTATCCTTAGAATATTGCATATTCTTACGATTATTAACGTTCTTATAATCCCAAAGAGAATCATAATACTGAGTATAGTAAGCCATATTAGTAGCACTTATAAGAGCATCAGCAGTACCAGCAGCTATCTTATTAGTAATCTTCTGACCTTGCGCCTGAGCAGATATCAGAATAGCACGCTGAATCTCAGTTCGAATCTGCTTCTCAGTCAAAGCTCCTTGTTGTACAAGATTATAAAGATACTGGGCTTTTGTAAACAAATCTGCTTGCTGCTGTGCATCCATATACTTATTCATAATAGCTTGAGCATCAGACTGTAGATAGACCTGGGTCGTTTGAGCAGCAGAAAGCTTACCAGCAGTAACAGCGTTCTCTAATTGCTGACGCTCCATAGATTGGTCTAATTCAGCAGAAATACGACCCGTCTCTTTGTTCCAATAACCAGACTGACCAACACCAATATTCTTATAATTAGTATCGCCTAGAATTCTATTGACCAAATAAGGGGTAAGAGTGTCTATCTGTCTAGATTCAGAAAGAGCTTTTTTCGCCTGGGCAAATGAAGCCAAAGCCTGGTCAACAGAGGAAAAGTCAAAATGAGGAGCCTGCATAGAAGGAGTAGAGACAGAACCAGCCTGAGCTCCAGTAGGGACAGAGGCACCAGTGCCTGAAGCACCTTGAGTAAACGGGTTTAAACCACGAGAAATCATAGCCTCAGGAGAATTATATTCATTCTGTTTGTTCCACATTTCCTCTTGCCAATCACGAGTTTTTTGAGCTTCCTGTCGCTGGAAGGACCGATTTAACTGAGCCTGACGCTCATTAGCATCATTAGTGTCAGCGGTAGCAAAAGCATTACCAATAGCGCTAAATAAACCACCAAGAATATGATGCTCATTTCTAGGAGAGAGCATGCTCTCTCCAACTTCTAGAAACCTCATTGTGCACTAGAGGCAGGGGCGGAAACCTCTGGGGCGGGCGCTGCCTGTTCCTCTGCCAGCATAGCATTAGCGTATGCAGTCAATTCGGATTTCTCATTAGCCAATTGCTGTAATACAGCCTGGCGTTCAGACATTGTCTGACAATGACGGGATATAACACAGTTAAATCGTTCCTCATCTGTCATACCGTCCATCACAGTAGATTGAGTAGGATGCATTTGAGCAAGGATATTATTAACGTTCATATCACCAAGCAAACGACGGTACTTTTCCTGATTCAAAAGGATCTGAGTCATATCGCACTGGATTAAGTCACCGTCAGGAGTCTCATCATACATAACCGGATCATAAATAGAAGCCTGATAACACGGATTACTTTCCTTCAATTCAGGAACATACGAATCCTTTTCAAAATTCTCATTTTTATAAGCAAAACTTCTCATAACAAGCAAATTTAATAAGGTAAACCATTCCTATCCAAGTTCTGAACAGCATAAACCTGGAAATTAACATTACATAACAACTGGTCATATGCAACAGAACAGTTCTGACCTGAAACCTGAGGCTCGAAGATAGAGTTCAATTGCTGAGGACGAACTTTCATAGACTGATAAGACCAAGCACCGGAAGAGGTAAGAACATCCCAACCATCAATAGGAGCAGACCAGGACTGGTAAGCCATGCCAGAGCGGAATGCAGCGTGAACAGTATCAATATTAGATTTCCATTGCCAGTACCGAAGATTATAACCAAGAGTTTTAGAAACGGTACGAGACGGATTGTTCTGCAAATTTAAAGCAGGGACAGGCTGCATACCTAATTGGTCGAACGCAGGTTGGGGGAAATCAGTAATAGCCGTAACAGTCAACTGAGGATTCTGGCCAGTCAAGTTCCAATCAACCATAGGTACAGCATGATAAACACACATAATTACCTGATGCTCAGCACCACAATCATAAGTCAGCATATGACCAGAATTAGAACCAACACCTTTACCAGCAATCACGGCTTGAGAATGATCAGATTCCAGATTGGTATTTAAGACCTCATTGATATTGATTACATTAGACCAACCTCCGATATAATGAGCGTGATTACCCATGTACTCGGGAGCTTTAATACCAAACTGGGCAGCCATCTGGTCTGAATAGTCCTTACTAGAGAACTGGACTACCTCTTTCCAACGCTGGAGATACTCTGTTGCACGAATTGAGAGAGCGGATAAATCAGAATTAAGAACACCACCTCGGACATTTCCGGAAGAATTAGAGCTAGAAGCAACTATAGAAGTTCCGCCAGCAGGGTTATTAAAATAAGAGTAAGAAGAAGAAGAAGAATTCGAAAGAAGCAAAGTATTAGAAGATCTTGTATCGTCCAAAGTAGACGGCAAAATGGCTACCGAACCATACTGACTTTTCGGAAGCACGCCCATGAAATAGTCTTTCGGATAATTAGCATAACGGAGTTGAAGCATCTCAGGAGCGAGATTCAACTGTGACTTACCATCCCAATAATCGACATTGTAAGCATAAGCCAGGTGTTTTTCCCATTGAGATTCAGAGAAGAAGTCATAGTAGATCTTCTGATAAGCAAACAACGGAAGCAGGTTTACAGTCTGACTAACACTGTAAACCAAAGGATTGCTAGCGTCAGTAATAGCATCTGTACCTGAATAAGACTTACCTAGATAAGCACTAGTAATGGCAGCCTTAGCAGTATTTGAAGAGGCAAGGAAAGAACCATATCCAAGCATATCTAATATCTTAGAAGCACCATAAACATAAGGTAAGCCAGCATCATCGAGGACATCCTTACCATTAATCGTCTGAAGACTTAATGACAACAAGTTCAACGTTGTGTTCGGAACAGAAGTCAACATCTCGGTGTTAGCAGTATTACTAGCAGCAGACGTCATATAATCCGTCATTTGAGTAAACGCCTGCGGAAGCGCACGAGAGATCAAGCGTAACGGCACAGCGTAAAAGTCATAATACTCTTTAATACGAGTATATGCAGCCGTATTAACGGGAACAGTACGAGTAAACCAATCAGAAGAAATACGATACTTGTTACCAGGAATAGCAATCTGCCAATAACAAGGAAGGATCTCTCCAACTTTTGCCGTAAACAATTTTTTACTAGACAAGTCAAAGGAAGAGCGATGTACGGCAACTTTCGCTCGGTCTAGGGGATTAAAATCACTCATAATAGTTAATAATTAAAAGGTTAAACCATACGATTAAATATATTGTTTGCATCATTCAATTTTTTATGCTTAATCATATCGCGGCAGAAGGTAGCAGCACGGAGATCAAGACATTTTTGTAAGTCGCTACTTTGCCCACTATCATAGGAACTTCTTGTATCGGGTTTCGCGGATTTGATGTAATTACAAGCCGCGAGAGATGGGATTCGGGGGTCATCAAACGGTACTCGTATTTTCTCTTTAATGGGACGAATAAATCCGTCTGCATATTCGCCGTCTTCACCGATACCAATGGTCGCCATTTCGCATCCTTCGGCTGGAACATAGAAATACCGAAGCATAGGGGCAGGCAAAGTCTGTTGTATTCGCAACGAATCACACATTCGTACATAATCCGATTTCTTTTCATATTCTATTCCAGTTTTGATGATAAACATAATACGATTGGCATAAGAATCAAGATTACCACCGATGGGAGGCATATGCCAATTCCTAAGGAACTTACTGACATAAAGGAATAGCCGATACAACTTATTAAGATAAGATTCAATATCGACATCAGAAGAATTGTTACAAAGCCTAGTAAGGCACCGAGCATTATGCAATATAATTTCGTCTTCATTGGTCAGGTGATGATTCAATGTAAGATACTGATAATAAGCACGAACAATAGAAAGGATAGAATCGGAATCATAATCTATGATACCGAACCTTGCAATTCTTTTTGGCGCATCTGCAACAGCTCGAATAATTCTAGCAATCGCAACAGCATCGTCATAGCGAGCACTTGAGAATCGGGGGAGTAAGGTACGGATATACGACATGGGGGGAGTTGATTTAACACTAATCCCGTTGAAGTTATAGATTCGTCCATTAACGACAGAATCGATTTTTTGTTCAATCGCGTGATAGAAATCTTCACCTTCCTCAAAAACCTCGCCTTTTTCAAAGAATCCAAGAGACGCTCTTTGCCGGGGTTTAAATGCGCGGCATGACCGATATAACAAGGGAGCAGAGCTAAGGCTGTTAACGTAACTCGCAACGTATGATGAAGCTCCACCGCGGGCAACCTGGAAATCTGAACGACCGAGTCTCCAACTCTTATCATGACACTGTCGTAATACCGCTGAGACTTCTTTCGAGTTCGTGAATAATAAGATATGATAATGCGGGCGGAAATGAATTGGTCCGTATTCACCCACAGCGTAGAAACTGTCTCTTAT